GACAACATTAAACATTCAGTTACTATGAGGGCATCACTTAGACAACGAGGTAAACGCACAATGAAGACTAATAATCCTGGTAACAACAATCCCCCTAAGTATGTCAAAGGAGAAGCCCCTCAGTTCAATGAAACATCATTGAACAAGGTTTGGAATGAAGCGACTAGCATGACTACTGATCAGCTAATTGCTAAGATCCAGAAGCTGCACACTGCTGTAGCCAAGAAGAATAAAGGCTGGCACCGTGCTGAGAAGGCTCTCCCTATGTGGAAGTTTGTAGCAGATAAAAGTGGAGTGGTGTGGGAAGGAGAGGATGATAAAGCTTTCCAACAAGTTGTAGATGCAGAGTTAATTCTTGCGCAACAATATAGTAAGAAAAGTGAACGAGCTAAACAACGATCTGTTGAATGGAAGTTGACATTTGCTCAGTTTAAGAAGATCATGTCACGACGTACCTGTGCATATACGGGAAACAAGTTTACAGAGGTTAACTTTCCAACACTAGATAGACTTGATCCAGGAAAACCTTACATTGTAGGGAATGTGTATAAGGTGGGTAATGTAGCTAATCAGTTAAAGAATACTCTGTTTGAGAAGCCTAGTAATCAACCTGCTAATCTGAGTATGCGTATCAAGTTTGAAGATATGGAGAAGTTGATGGCAGGACTGAAAAAGGTAGGGTTTGATAAAGTAGTTGTTGAACGTTAATTTAAGTCCGTAGTAGGAGAGGGATGTGAAAAACTTTTATGGGAAAGCTCTACAAGCTAAACGTGTACGACAGCTTATGGATGCTACTGAACAAGAACATCCCAGGGATGTAAACTGGGAAGAAGTGAATGAAGAGATTGATAAAATTAACCTGACAGTTTTGGACATGGAGTTATATGAAGATGACTGAACAAGATAAGAAAGATGTTGCAGAGTTTTTAGGAAATAAGGATAAGAGGTCTTTATATCATTGTAGTAAAGACCTTAAGCTCTTAGCTACAGAAACAGGAAAAGGTAATGTACTATCAGAAGGAGACCTTATGTTTGGGATATGTAACGCTATACCAGACAGTAATATTGTTTGTGTTTTAAGCCTGTACTGGTTAGAGTTCTCTGGAAAAATCGCTTACCCGGTTCCTCACCCAACAGGTGCCCGCACTGGATTCGATAATTCTGACAACCTCTGGATAGGAGAATATGGAGCAGCCCGAAAACGTCTCTGTCTATGGCTGGCTGAAACAATTGACAACTTCTTAATAAAAATAGGGGTAGAAGATGTCCAATAATTCCTCCTCCTGTACACCTTGTTTGAGAAGCGCATTCAAAAACACTTCTGAAAGCACCTTGAACATTGAGAACGGTGATAGTTTCATTCGTCAACTACGTTTGAAGTTGGCTGCTGAGTTTTATATCACAGAGCAGAATAAACCGGGGGATAAGAAGATTCCTGGCATTGCATGTGCGAAACAGTCCTTGACTTTGGCTGATACTTTGATTAAAGTTGAGGAAGAAATTTACGGAACAGGAGAGGATGTATGAACAACACAACTACAGCCAAACCACCTTGTAAACTCATCTTCGCAGACTTCAAGAACAAGGTGAAAGTTGGTGAGCGTTATGTAACTCAAACTCCATGGATGTGTAATGTCTGTGGACACAGCTACCTGTACACACCAGAAGTTGATCGTAAACCTGGGCAGAAGGTTATGAAGTATCTACCTCTTACTGTGAATATTCCAGTAGCTAATAAAATGAATAAGGTAGAGATGAAAGATACGGTAATAAACGTTTGTGAGAAGTGTGCTGATCAAGTACACTTGGCATTCCAAGAATAAGGAGAAATACTATGAAACCTACTAAGAAAACCAAAGCTTACAAAGCTACGATGAAAAAGATTAAGAAGCTACCTATAAAGGTGATGAAGGCTAAGGATGTCCCTGAGGGTGCCGATGTTATAGATGAGGAAGGAGACTTCCTAGCACTTCACTCAGATGGTAAATTAACCTTGTGGAGTTTAAAAAGTCAATGGTCTGATATTAAAGGTTTCCATAGTTTGCAGGACTTGTTCGGTGCTAAACGGATCAAAATCAAGCGTAAGAAGAAGGCTAAGCCAGTTATTACTCCAGACCTTACTCCAGACCTTACTCCAGCAGAACTACCCAGTTTTCCTTTTAAGCTGACATGCGGAGATCGTCCTGAAGTGAGGGCGTGGCTGGAGAGTAAAGGGTGTAATTGGGTTAGCGGGAGATATTTAACTGGTTGGAAAACAGAGGAGAAAACAATCTATGTATCTGGTTCCTCCGTGTACCTTTCGGTTGTTGAAGTAGGTAACTATCCAGAGATTAACCTTGCATTTCTTGGCGGTGTTGTAGTTGATTGGAGTTGCTCACCCTCTAACAAAACCCGTTTACAAGAAGCTCTGGATAGTTTAACCTCTGCAAACAATCAAGCACAAGAAGCTGCTAACACTGTTCAGCAGATTATCGATACTATGGAAGAATAAGGAGAGGAGTATGACTAAACTTGAATTATCCATCGACCCAGAAGGACTTCCTGGTTGGGGAGTTTGGGAGGCTGTACGAGAGTTTGTACAGAATTGGGCAGACAATACTGAAGATAGTGATTGGTTCTGGAATGACAACTATGATGGACGTGGAGGTTATCTTTACCTGAGTAACAAAAACACATCACTACCTCGTAAGTCGCTTCTCGTAGGCAATAGTACAAAACGTGAGGATAACACTACACGAGGTCGTCATGGGGATGGACTTAAGTCTGCTATGGCTGTATTGTTACGTCAAGGAAAAGAGATTAGAATTCATAACGATAATGTTGTGTGGACTCCAACTCTCTCTCATTCTGACATATACGGTTGCGAGCTTCTAACTATTGTTGAGCAGGAAGTTGATAGTACAGGGCACTTAGAAGTTTTCATTACTATGACCTGTGAAGATTTTGAAACTGTTATAGCTAACTGTCTACTCCTCCAAGAAGATGGTCGTAAGCTACATTCAACAGATAAAGGTGACATCCTTCTTGACGAAGAGTACAAAGGTAAGATATTCTGTGGAGGGATCTATGTAAACACTCTTCAGCAGCTTGAGTATGGATATGACTTCAAACCTGAAGTGTTGTCCCTTGACCGAGACAGACAAGCTATAGACTCCTTTGATATTAAGTGGATCACTAAGGAGATGTGGCGAGAGATCGGAACAGACCCTGACAAAGCTTCTGATGTAGCTGAGATGATCCATGATGAGATTGAAGATACTAAGTACTTAGTAAGTCACGCAAGTCCTTCTACCTCCCTGAAAGAGGCAGCTATGGAGATCTATAGAGACAATTACCAAGGGAATATGCTTGCTGAGAGTTTTGTAGAGGCTGAGGAGCTTAAAGCTGCAGGCAATGATAATGTTGTCTACCTGGGCAAAGAAGACTTCACGAACCTTGTGAAGTCTTCTGACAAGTATAAGACTATTGACTTTGGGATCGTACAGACTGTCAAAACTTCTCCCAAGGAAAAGGTTGAAAATTGGCTTGAAGAATGGCAAGATGAAATCACAGAAGAGGTGTACATCTCACTGCAAGACTTGATCAATACTTTATAAACCATCTCACAAACTACTTTGTAATTAAGATAAACCTAAGAGGAAACAGACATGACTACTAACAACACCACTACACGTACCATCCGTAACATTGTCCTGCTTGATGAAGATTCAAAGCTTCCTGTGGCTGATTCCATTGTTCATAACTTTGGAGATATTGTGACAGAAGATTGTGATCAAGCTACTCTGATGCAGCTTATGGTTGATCACGATATTAAAGGTATTATTGATAAACACAACAGTGTGCTAGCTAATCGCGCTAATCAGACAGTGTTGGAACGTACAGGTAAAAGGGTAATGCTACCTCCTATCACTATTAAGGACTTGTCTTGGAAGATTAAGTGACCGAAAGAGATATATTGAAATAATAACTAGACAGGAGAGATTATACCTTCTCTCCTTCACCATTTTATGTAGGAGGTGTTTTGGGAGATATTGTAGTAAGGCATAAGGAGTGTATAAATCCTTCTTGTGAGTCAAGTGACGCGCTCTCAGTGTATGAAGAAGAATTAGATAATGGTGATGTTGAATACAATGCCACTTGCTATAGTTGTGAACAGTTCTTTACACAGAAACAATTAGCAGCCTCCTACTTAGGTGAAGAACTAGGTATAACAAGTGAAGGAGGATACACATCAGGAGGTAGGAATAAATTGGTTGTCAAAGCAAAACCTAAAAAATATATTACAGATGAACAAATTCAGCATGTAAAAAATATTAGTGTTACAGATAAGACTAAGTATCGTACACTTGTCCCTGGAGTTAATTCTAAGTATAAGGTGTTGTCTGAGTTTAATAAAGATGATGATCTTATTAAACGATACTATCCTGTGTATGATATTGAAGAAGCTAAACTTTGTGGTTATAAGATCAGAGTTGTGGCTACAAAGGATTTCTACTCAGTAGGTCACACAGGAGACTCTACAGCCCTCTTTGGACAACATGCTATGAAGCCTGGAGGTAAGTATGTGGGGTTGTTTGGTGGTGAAGAGGATGCGTTAGCTGCCTACTCAATGTTGGCTAAGGACCAAGCTGCTAAGGGTTATGACCCTATAGCTTGTGTTTCTCCATCTACATCTGAAACAGCCTCTATCAAGAATGTTAAGCAGAACTATGAGTGGCTTGACACCTTTGAGAGAATTATCATTGGTTTTGATGATGATGCTAAAGGTAAAGAGTATGCTGTGAAGGTAGCTGAGGTATGCCCTCCTGGTAAAGCTTACCTTATGAAGATGCCTGTCCCAAAAGATCCTTGTGATGTTAAGATTGCAGGTAAAGCGAAGGAATTTGTTCGGGCCTTCTACTGGGAAAGTGTTAAGTATAAACCTCAAGGTATTGTTGGTAGTGGTGAACTAGAAGATGCTGTATTTGAAGAGTTGATGGTTGAGAAGATACCCCTACCACCCTTCATGTTAGGTCTTCAGAATAAACTCGCTGGAGGGATACCATTAGGTGTTATTGTAAATATTGGAGCAGCTTCAGGATGCGGGAAGACTAGTATTATCAATGAGATGATCTATTATTGGTTGTTTCACAGCCCTCACAAGGTAGGTGTAGTTAGCTTAGAGTTGTCTAAAGGCCAGTATGGTATGGCTATGCTATCAAGACACCTTGGTAAGAAACTACAGCTATTTGAAAAGCCACAAGATGCAGTTGACTTTGTAAGATTACCAAAAAACCAAGAAGCTCGGTCTAAATTGTGGAGGGATGAAGAAGGAGAACATCGATGGTATCTTGTTGATGAACGTGAAGGTAGTGTTGAAGATATAAAGAACCTTATTAGTCAGCTTGTCATCTCATGTGGTTGTAAAGTTATAGTTCTTGATCCTCTACAGGATATTTTAGATGCTATGTCTAACGAAGATCAGGCCAACTTTATGAAGTTCCAGAAGAGCATGATTAAATCTGGTATCACCTTCGTTAACATAAACCATGTAAGGAAGAGTGGTAGTGGGGAAAAGGCAGGCAGTCAAGGTAAGGACTTGGTAGAAGAGGACTTCGCAGGAAGCAGTACCATCTTCAAATCTGGTGCTATCAATCTACTTATGATGAGGGATAAGGAAGCTGAAGATGAAATTATGAAGAACACTATAATACCTAAGCTTAGTAAGAATCGTGGTCCTGGTTTTACAGGTTATGTAGATCCTTGGTATTACGACTTTAAGACACACACAATACATGACAAGAAAACTTACTTCGAAAACAATAGTATAGAAGGTGCTGTAGCTTCTGATGATAAAGATGACTTCGTAGGAAGTTTTAAAGAATGATATAACACTTATTAATATAATAGGAGATACTATTGGCAATCCCTAATAACTACAAAAACAGAGTATTCTCTGGAGACATTGAAGCCAATGGACTCCTAGAGACAGTTGATAAAGTTTGGTGTATTGTAACTGAGGATATTGAGTCTGAAGAGATGTACACTTTCCACGACTACCCTGAATTGTGTGGTCAAGAGGTTGTAGATCCTCATGATAATATAACCTACACCATCCCAGAGCGCACTGGGAGCCTTGTGGAGGGTGTTCGATTCTGGTACTTAGCAGGACGCAATGGAAGTAAACTTGCTGTACACAACTGTGCAGGATATGACAAGCTGCTTGTTGAGAAGTTCTGGCCTAAGTGTGTTATTCCTGATGAAGCTTGGGATGACACATTAATATGGAGCAAGATTCAGTGGTTTGAACGAGGAACCCCTAAAGGTGCTAAAGGTGTACATGGTCTTCAAGCATGGGGTTGTAGGTTTGGTATCAATAAACCTGATATTGTAGACTGGACAGTGATGGACGCTTTCATGCTGCATCGTTGTATAGAAGATGTTAAGATTCAAACTAAGACGTACAACTATTTATTGAAGGAAAGGAAAGCTGTAAAGTCTAAACTTAACATTGACTTCACCGAAGGCTATCAATTAGAGTTTAAAGTCAGACAGGAAGATACTTGGCAGGAACTTAATGGAGCTAATATAGACAAACCTGCTTGTGAGGACTGCATAGTAGAGCTTGATAAGCTATCTAGTGAACTTAGAAATGAAATTGAACCACAACTCCCACAACATGTTAAGGCTAAAACTCAGAAAGTGAGTTTGTCTGAGTTAGGTGAATTGTTAGGGTTGAAAAGAAAGCTTGTGGATGAAACTGAAAGGGTTGTTGTTAAAGGTGAGTGGGTGGAGAAGGTTAAGAAGCCTTACCACAAACCTTCTGTTAATTACACTTCTAGGAAAAAACTTCTCCAATACTCTGGCGAACATGTAGTATATGGTAAGACTTTAACCTATGAAAAACGTGCACAATTATCTACATGGATAAAAGAAACCTTCCCAGACACTAAGCAGAAAGATTGGAATATTAAGAAGGTTGAAATTGAGTACGAAGTGTTGAATCATCACACAGTTAATCATTTTGAATGTGATCCAACTGATACAGAGTATGTGTGTGGGCCTCATACACGTGTTGAATGGCTTGATACTAAGATGAGTCAGCATGACAAGGTTAAACAGTTCTTGTTGAAGCTGGGATGGGTTCCTGATGAATGGAACTATAAGAAAGATCCTATCAAGGGTGGGTTGATGAAGGATGATGACAGGAAACCTATTCCAACATCACCGAAGTTAACAGAGAGCAGTTATGAAACTCTTCCGCCTGGCTTAGGTATGCAGATTGCTGAGTACAACACATACATGCACCGTAGGCGCTTTCTAGCTAACCCAGAAGATGATGAGAAAGGTATCCTTAACATGCTGCGTGAAGATGGAAGGTTGTCCTGTGGGCTTAACAACTTTGCTACAGCTACTGGAAGGTATATACAGAGTAAGTGGGTGAATGCTCCTGGTGAAGGTGCTCTGTATGGAGAGAAGATTCGTAGTCTGCTAATCCCTTCTCCTGGGTGGGAGTTGGTTGGGGCTGATATGAAGAGTGCTCAGTTGAGTATTGCTGCATACTATGCTAATAATTTGGAGTATTACAACGCTGTTGCTGATGGACA